ATTCTTTTGCATTTACATGATGTGCCGCCTTTGATACTTTTCTTTCATGACCGTCTGTCATTTGAGGATTATATGTGGGTGGTTTCTTATAGAAAATACAGATATCTTCATGAGAACGCAACGGCATCTTTTTGGCATTTAGAAATCCGGTTGGCTGTGTTTTCTGCCAGATAAGATTATATTTCCAAAGCTTGCGATTGCTATGCATCAGATCTGCAGTAAACATACCATTTGCAAATAGAATTATTGTTCCATTATCCTTAATAACTCTTTCATACTGTTCCCATAATGGTTCAAATGGAATAACTGAATCCCATTTATTTCGTGAGGTTTGCCCATAAGGGAGATCTGTAATAATTGTATCGACTGACTTATCATCAATTTTCTTCATACCTTCAAGGCAATCTTCGTTGTATATTTTGTTAATCTCTAACAAACGGTATCACCCACTCTCTTACAGGCAATATCTTAATTTACCGATGATACCAAATCATCTTGCCATCAGCCATTTTCAGTTCTACCTTATCAGGATAGTTATCACTATCTTTGCAAGCATGGAACCTCATATCATGGATTTCCAGCGCAGCCCTATGGTTACTCTCACATTTCTTGCACTCATTTTTGTCTTTATACTTCGTTCCGCAATGCTCACACACATACAACTGTATACTCTTCATTTCTCCCTCCAAATCTTAATTAAAAATCTCTTTAACATAAGTTTCTGGAAAAATCTTTTATTAAAATTTTTCGCCTAAAATCTTAATTTAACCTCATATTCCCATTCGCGAATTTATAACATTCTGTCAAATGTCTCAAATCTTCTTTATGAGCCTTTACCACGGGATGTTTATACGCTTCTTCCATCGTAATTCCATGATCTCTTGCAAACTGCATGGTAAATTTGCTATGTTCGCCGAGATACGGATTCTCTTCTATGTCTTTATCATATCTTCCCACTGCTATCATCCTCCAATCTTAATTTTTGTTTTTATGAGATTCAGATATCCGCCTTTTTACACACTTGGGGCATAAAAAAGCTCTCTTACTTTTAGCTTTAAATACAGTTCCGCAGTCTTCGCAGATCGTGTTATATACCTTTTCCATCCTATCTCCTATCTGAAGGTTTTTCCTTCAAGAGCTTCGATATCTCTTCTTTCTGGATATCTGTTAAAAAGCCAATCATATGCGCACATATGGTGATCCTTGCTTTCGGATCAGAGAACATATCTTTTACATGCTTTTCAATCATGCAGTCAAGCACGGCTATAGCCTCATCCATCTCTAAATGTTCACCTTCCCAAGTGGCATTAAGAATTAAGCCTCCTTTTCCATCGGCAATTGTAAGCCCCAGTGCTGTCTTTCCTTTCAATACTGCTGTTTCTTTTTCAGCTTCCATCGTTACTGTAACCATTCTTCCTCCTGATATCTCGTGACTATCTTTTGAAACATGGTAGAAAATCACGAGATAATAGCTTAACCTATTCTTTCAAACCGAAATTTTACATATCAAAAATGCTCATCTGGCCCTTACAGTTTCCACCGATTGTGGTCGGGTCCCAACCGACACCGATATAATCCAGGACTTTCGCCCAACCGTATTCTTTTCCTTCTGCATCTTTACAAAGATGAAACATTAGATAGTCCCATTCCTTTGGATTGCTCTTATACAGCATGTCAAACCGGTGTGGCCGCTTTTCCATGTGGATTCCAAACCCGCACATGCTGCAACCGGTCCGCTGAGCTTTTGTGGTATAGAGGGTACCATCCGGCTGTCGTTCTATGGTTCCGTAAATTTCCGGAATAATACTGTCTGGCATTACAAAACATTCAGCAATCTTTCCAACTGTTAATAACTTCTGACGGTATTTTTCTTTCAGACCGTCCTTCCAGAGCTTGTCCATCTCTAATGCCAACGTCAAAATGTCCTGCCGGCCGAAGATTGCAAATGGTGCTGACCTGATCGTAGACGCTCCAAAATAATTGCAACCATTCATTCTCAGACTTTTTGCCCTACGACCACCCTCTGATGCCATAAGTCCCAGATAAGGTACGCTGTTATGTTCTTTTCCCCAGTCATCACAATTTTTTTCTTTGAGGTAATAACAACACTTGGAAGATACCAAAAAGTCCGGTTTCCGGAAGTCGCAGCCCTCTGTTTCATTTTCATAACCGCCAAACAGCTCTAACCAGCGCTGTTTTAATTGCATCTTTGAATTTTTCTGCCAGCCTCCATAAGCTCCCGTCTCACCAGTGATAATCGCATGGCGAACCGTTTTATTCTTTTCAGACGGATTCTGCAACAGTTCTATTTTGGCAGCAACTTCTTTCGATATGACCGGAAAGCCAAACTCCTGTATTACTTTTGCTTTTGTCCAGAAGCTACCATCTTTCCGCTTTAACGGCGGAACATTGATAATCCCAAGTGCTTTATGTACTCTCTGAATAGATTTATCTTCCAGAGATGATGCACTAACTCCCGGTGCATCAATACCGCAAATCTCATGCAAAAACAAATACAGTACAATGCTATCCAGTCCGCCAACTGATACGTGATAATTGAGTTCCCGCCCATCACATTCCCTGGCGAATTCCTCTGCACGGATCCTTGCATATCGCCTTTTAAATTCATACGGCTCTTTTTCTTTTGCGATAAAATAAGCAATCTTATTTTTCGTTCCTAACCGCTGCATCCGTTCCTGTACTGATTCCATTTCTTTCCTTCCTCACGCACTCTCTATGCATGTACAATACAGTCCCTCTCTTTGTCCTGATCCACTCTGCATCTCCATTGATCACCTTCTGGCAGATGCAGCAGACCGGGACAGATACTTTCTTTGGGTCATTCATCGGGTCTCCTCCGCAATCATTTGTTTAAGTTTCTTTTCAAGCGCCTCATTTTTAGCAATACGGCTTTTCACTGTTTCTGCTGCATCAAGACCATGCAGCTTACATATTTCAAGATCTTGATGTTGATGGCGCGTATCATCCTGCACAATGCAGAGTAATAGCACCAATTCTTCCTCTGACATTATCTCTCTCTTGTCTTTTGCCAGCTGTTTAATTACTGCCAGCATTGAATCATAGCAAAAGCAAATGGCATCCTCTGCTATGCTGTCTCCGCCATAGTTCTCAAGCGTTGACTGCATATTTTCTCTCAAAGCCTGTTCCAGCTCTGTTTTTTTCAAATACATTTTGTCTCCTTTATCTTTTTCCATATTCCCGGATCAACTGCGCTGCTTTCTTCTGGCCTTTTTCTTCCAGGAAGCTAATTACATAATCAATATCACACATCTGCCCTCGCTTTTTCTGGTTCAGTCCGATAACCTCATCGATGCTGTCCCAATCAAATTCAATACCATATTTCTGCTTTAAAACTTCCGCATAGTCCCTGGCTGTTTCATACTGGCAACCAAACGGGTCTATTGCATCCATCATGTTGCACAGATTAATAAAAGCATCTTTCCACCTCAGCAGCCTGTCCTTTCCAAAGTGGAACTCCTGATTCAGCGAAAACATCACCGTTGGGGTAAATGTCGCTAATATTCTGTGTCCAAGACCTGGCTTATCTCATTCGCCTTTTTTGCCGATACTTCCAGCGGAATGAACTGGGCATTTCTAACCCTGATCTCCTTCTTTAATTCTTCTATCCCGCCCCTTTCTACTATTTCCAGGGCATATTTGAGGCCATCCATCCTGGCCTGATAGGTTTTATCTCTTTTTATATTCATTTGTTTTCCTTCCTTTGTTGTACATGGTCCCTCCTTTCGGGCCGGGATTTGGAGGACATTTGATAGGTTCCCGGCCCTTTCGGTCAGTAGTATACTGGGTATAATAGATTGGGTAGTGACATATTCTGCTGACCACAAGTTTCTATATGTATCAGTCCTTTTTAGGACGAGATACCAACTGTTTCCCTCTACGGGTTGGATCCGGACACAGTGCCGTTCCAGCGTATGCCGGTCTTCTGAAGCTTTCACCCATCGGTGATGGGTGCTTTTCCATGTCGATCAATTCCGCTTCTTTTCTTTTTCTGCCTTTTTCTCTATATTCTGCTCTAACCTTATGATCTTCCATATAGTCTCCTACAGGTAGCTGATCCCGTATCTGCTACGGAACGCTTCCCTGGCTTCTTTTTCTGTTTTTCCGCCTGCAACCGCACGTTTCTCCCAGGCAAGTTGTCCCATCATCTTGGACATCATCTCTGCCATTGGATTTCCATGGATCCGCGTAAGCACATCTCCTATGTTATGGCAGTTATTGCAGCACGGGATTTTCAGTCCGTCTTCCTCTGCCTTTTTTCGGTTCGGGCCTCCGATCAGATGATGTTTAGCCTCAACTGGTCTGCCGCAAAACAGGCAATACTCGTTATATTCTGTTATTATTCCTTTTTTCATTAGATTTCACTTGCACATCCAGCTCTTTGGATGGTATAATCTCCTTGCATGATTTTTGATATTGAGTAAAGCCCCGGTTCTCCAATCCCATACCAGGGCTTTATTCTTTTTTATCTGGTTTCAAAAACAACCGGTACTGTCCACCATGTTCCTGAATGGTCGGTACTATCTTTACCTTTTCTTGTGCTCTTCTGCAATCATCGCAGATACTTCCTTCTCCCGGATCCAGAAAGCAGCCACATTTGCGGCATTTATTCCACTTCCTCATCGGCTCGCCTGCCAAATGTTACATAATATGGAAAAAAATGTGATTGCCTCCAGAATCCAACAACGATATTTCCAATCCTCACATGCTTCCTTGGCTCCGTGAAACAGCCGTCTGTAATAATCTGTATCCATTTTTTATGCTCCCTTCTTTTCTTTCTCTCGATTCCGAATATTTTCCCACGCTCTTAAGATCACTTCATAAGCTGGATGTCCTTCCGGCAGTTTTATAGAAGACATATCCTCTATAATTTTTCCTGTCCGGGCAGAAATGTTGATAACTTTCATATCTCTCCTTCCTATGCTGTTTTCACCTCTTCCTTATCCAGGCGCTCTTTTGCTGCCAGGATATCTACAGAAGCTTTCATTATGGTCAGGCTATTGCTGTCCATTTTACTGAGCTTCTCCACCATTTCTACGATCATCTGGTTTTTCTTTTCTTCCATGCTCATGTACTCCTTTCTTTCGTTATTTTGTTGCTATGCCACTATTATATGTGGCTATGCGACTTTTGTCAATATATTTTTGTGGCATTGCTACTTTTTGTTGACAATGCCACATTTTTGATATATATTGAAATCATGAAAGGGGTGATCATCTTGAACAAAAGATTTAAATCTTTACGTCAGACGTTAGATTTAACTCAGCAGGAATTTGCTGATAAATTAGGTATTGTGCGAAACAACGTTGCATGTTACGAAACTGGTAAGCGTTCTCCTAGTGATGCCGTTGTTTCTTTAGTATGCAAAACTTTCAATGTTAATGAAAACTGGCTCCGAACCGGTGTTGGACCTATGTTTCTGGATCTTCCGGAAGAAGATGAAACTGCAGCTATTGTCGCAACTCTATTAGATCCAGATAAAGAACCATTTTTCAACGTTATTGTTGAAATAATGAAAAGCTACCAGTCACTAAGTCCAAATTCAAAGCAGGCAATTAATGAGCTTGCTGATAATATTTTGAAGAATTTAAACAAAAAAAGAGAGGGCTAACGCCCTCTTCTCTCCAGATACCTTTTTACCAGTGTAAACAGCTGTTTTAGAAATAAGGTATCCAACTGATCCATATAGCTTATATTCCGGATCAAAAATTGCTTCACATGATTGACATTAACATTATTATTCATATGTACCTTCCTTTCTCTACAGTAGTTTGTCTGTTAAAGCAATTATATCTTAGAAAGCAAGGTTTGTGTGGGTTTATGACGATTTGTCCACTATGGTGGACAATAGGTAAACAGATCATATGGCGGTACGTTCAGTGCCTCTGCCAGACAACACAGTGTATACACTGTTGGGTGTTGCTTTCCATTTTCAATATTATTGATCTGTGATTTACTTATTCCAGATAACTCTGAAAGTTTTCTAATAGACAACTTTCTCTCCACTCGTAATACGTATAAATTATAGCTAATCGTGCCTGTCAATCAATTAATCCTTTCATTACATTTATAAAAGGAGTTTACATGAGTAAAATTGTAGAATTATTACAAGAACTGCTAGGTAGTGTTGGAAATCCTCTTGGGGAAGCAACTTACCTTTCCATTGGTCATTTGTTTTTAGGCTCTTTTCTTTTTGGTTATAATCCATATGGAATTAAGCCTTTTATATATGTGGTTATTTCCTTTCTTGTATTATTACACTTTTTTAGTGCCTATAACGATATTATAAACAAAAAAGATAAATAATAATCCAGTATAATATAGGTAAATGTTATGAGACATAAAAGATATCTAATGTTAATTTATTTCGTTTCCTGTATTTTATTATTTGTTCCATATAATGTATTTGGGCATCCCGGGCGAACAGATTCACATGGCGGTCATTATGATCACAATACTGGAACCTATCATTATCATCACGGTAAACCAGCCCACTTGCATCCTAATGGCATCTGTCCATATATGCCCACTCAATCCGAAGACGTAGTTTCATCTGAAACCTCTGCTCCACCGGCAGAATCTCTTTCTTACAAAGAAACCGCAAATTCTTCTCCCAGTAAAATTGAATGGACAAATAATAAAAATCAACTATTCGGATTTAAAATATTGGTATGTGTGCTTAGTATCCTCATTTTTCTTATTCTTTATTACTTATTTAAGATTAATAAAAAACATTCTTTGCAATTATCTGTAGTGTGCAAAGAAAAAGAGGACATTGAATCTGAGTACACTGCTTTAAAAAGCACTAACTGGGTTCAGAAGATTAATCAAATGGAATCCGAAAAAAACGAATTAATTCAAACTTCTAATGAATTAAGAACTGAGATTTCTGCTTTACAACAAGAATTAAAAAATACAAAGGATTACTTACATTCCGTGGAGTATGAAAAACTTGTAAAAATCCATGAAATAGAATCCTTACAACTTCAAATTGATATTTTAAAAACTGATCTTGCAAAGGCTCAAAATGCAACTCAAAAAGTAGTATGTGCTTTAACTCAGCAGGAAGAACAAAATCAATTTTTTCAAAATCAGTTACAAACACTTACGGTTGATGCACTCCCTTTCCCCAAGGAACTTTTATATGAAGCCGGGGTACCAAGCGGGGTTACATTTGACAGCAATTATTTACCTCATTATTATGTCCAGCCCACTGTCGAAAAACATATGCGGGTTTATATTTCTCGCAACGGTAAATGTTATCATCGACAGTTTGGTTGTTCTGAAGCAACAAAACCTATCCACCTTTTTATTGCTGCGCAGAAATATGCTCCATGCGAACGATGCATTCCATACAAAGCCAGAAAGTATAAAGTGCCTGATTGGTATTTTGAGTTTTTAAAATTAGTTGATCAATATTCTAAAGAAGTTCAACAACTAGAAAGCAAAAATTAACTATGAAAACAAAAGCGATCCCTGCGCCAACAGGAACCGCTTTAACATAGATCACTCTTATCAGGTATACTGAAAGATATAATCCACTCCATTCCAGATTATACCATTTCAGTGGCACCTGCACAAGAGGTGTATTTTTTATACCCTTTTTGGAGGTACTCTTATGAAAAAAGCAGCTATTTATGTCCGGGTATCTACCCAGGAACAGGCTCAAGAAGGTTTTTCCATTCCTGAACAAACTGAAAGATTGACAAAATACTGTGAGGCTCACGGCTGGACCATTGGAAACATCTACACAGATCCGGGGTTCTCTGGAGCCAATACCAACAGGCCCGCTTTAAAGTGTCTTTTTAAGGACTGTGAACGGAAACGCTTTGATATTGTAGTGGTATACAAACTGGATCGTCTCTCACGTTCCCAGAAAGACACCCTCTATATCATTGAGGATGTATTTTTGAAAAATAGCATTAGCTTTATTTCCATGAACGAAAATTTTGATACTGGATCACCCTTCGGCAGAGCCATGATCGGCATCTTATCTGTCTTCGCCCAGCTGGAACGTGAACAGATCAAGGAACGTATGGCTATGGGACGTGAGGGCCGCGCTAAACAGGGCAAGTGGCACGGTGGTGGCAACGTTCCTATTGGCTATACCTCAGTTGATGGTAATTTAATCCCTGATGAATATGAGGCTATGCAGGTGCGCAAAGTCTTTTCATTGGCTCTGGAAGGGCATTCGTTCATACAGATCACCAGAATGATGGCTGCCGCCGGTTATACTCACAAATACGGCGCATATAAAGCCGGTTATGTAACTGTGTCTAAAATGTTGCATAACCCTATTTACATAGGGATGATTAAAAACGGGGATGATTATGTCTCAGGAATTCATGATCCATTAATCGACCAGCAAACCTTTGATGCCGTTCAAAAGCGCTTACAACAAATTTCTGATGATTATCAGAAAAATCACAGGAAAAATCAGCCTGTTGCCTACATGCTTTCAGGTTTATGTCACTGTGCCCTCTGCGGATCAGAATACTCAGGCTTTTATGTTGGTGCAAAAGGATATCGTAAAAAATATTATAGATGTAAAAAAAGAGCCTATCACTGGCGCGAGAAAAAAGAAACCTGTACCGCCCCCAATATCCGCGTAGAGCAACTGGATGCAGCTGTTATCGAAGAAATCCGTAAAATACAGACAGATCCAGCATATTTTGAAAAGGTTTCCAAACCTCAGACATCTATCAATAATGAATTACAAACCTTAAATAATCGCTTCTCCGAAATTCAGAAACGGATTCAGCGGACCATTAAGTTATATTCCTTGGGAAATATTGAAGATGATGATATTGACGATCAGATGAAGCAGCTATACTGTGAGCGTGATTCTATCCAGAATGAAATTGATCGTCTTTCTGGAAGTCAACCTGATGTTGATTATATAAAAGAAGTACTTTCTCTGGCTGTGCTCGAAGATATGTCTACCTTAGAACTCAGGCAGTTATGTCAAACCCTTATTGACCATATCATCATCAAAGAAGATGAAAGCATAGAGATTTACTGGGCCTTTTAATTTTATGCGTAAAGTAAGTTTATCGGTGTCCTGATGTCATGAGACATGTTATTTAAAAAGGAAGTCTTAGCCTTATTGGCACTCTGTGCTTCTACAAGTGCATTTTGTAATTCCTGCTGTTTTTCTTCAAGCTCCTGATTCAGCTTCAATGCCTGCTCAGCAGACTTCTTGGATTTTTCTTCCGCACGTTTTGATTTTTTCAAAGAATCAAGAATTATACACAGGACAACAAAAATAGAGATTCCAACTATGAGTGAGACAGCCAGTAAATTGTCCTGAATAAAATCCTTCGCTGTAACTTTTCGTGAGGAAGCATTATACGAAACTACTGCACCTGAAAATTGAGTTGTAGGCATAGATGTCAGTGTTTTATTCAGAATGGACAAAAGAACCGGTTCTCCCTGCTGAATAGCAAATGGAACATCAGCTTCTTTTGTCAGGAAAACACTATGAAGCTTATTATTTTTCAAATAGTCTGAAACAGTACCTGAATTGCTTACAATACAATCCGTCTCCCCTTTCTGCATTGCTTTTACTGCTGCATCTGATGTTTCATATTCCACAACCTTCCATTGCGGATAATTGTATGAAAGATATGCTTTCAATGCAAAATCATCTTTTTCAACGGCAACTATATTCTCTTTATTTTCATCAAAAGAATCCTTTGCCGTAATTGCTGCCATATTGAGAGTCAATAGCGTATCCGACAAAGCAAATCCATTTGTTTCTGCAAAGTATGGATTCTGGTTTGCATGAAAAATCAGGTCTATTTTTCCATCCTGCAATGCCTGAAGCAGTTCACTTCTTGTCTCATATCCATTTAATTCAAATTCCAGAGTCTGACCTTGCAGACAATTTTCTGCAAGATCCACATAATCTGTAATAACACCTGTCAGTTTACCTGTTGATGGATCTACACTG